GTTTCGGTTTTTTCCGGGCGCGGGCCCGCCCGGGGGTTGGGTTGGGTTGTGGGAATTTAAAAAAAAAAAACGCCGGGGGGGGGGGGGGGGGGGGGGGGTTTTCCCCCCCCCCCCCCCCCCCCCCCCCCGCGGATGGGGTTCTTCCAGTACGTTTCATCGGATGCTGTGCGCCGCCATTTGTCCCAAGATTCGCGGTGGGAGTCTTGAGGAATCGCGACGCAAAACCATCTGTCCCGATGGTGGGCGGCTCCAATTCCGGAAGCTCGATAGCTGCACCACTTAGCGTCATACCCTGCCGAGGCCAGAGACCCGAGAACGTCCGGGAGACCCCGCCTTCGGATGACTGCGACGTTTTCCAGAAACACGATTTCAGGTCGAATGACGCGAACTGCTTCCGCGACGTTCCGCCAGATTCCCGAGCGTTCGCCATTGATTCCCCCTCCACGGCCGGCTATTGAAATGTCTTGGCACGGAAAACCGGCCGTAATGGTGGTCACTCCCCCTGCGAGGGTGGACCAGTCGATTTGCGTAATGTCGCCGAGGTTCGGCGCGTGCGGATAACGTGCCGCGAGAATCTGCGAGGCTGCCGGGTCCACCTCGGCGACATAGCGCACCTGGTCCCCGGTAAGCCGCTCGACCGCGAGGCCGAGACCGCCATATCCCGCGCACAGTTCAAGAATGGGCAAGTAATCCCCCTGTGAGGGCAGTCGAAAGGGGGCCCCGGGCATTTCAGCGCGGAGCCCCCTCACCGGTCTGCGGTCAGAACTGCTTAGGGTCGGCGATAGCCTCGTTGTACGACTTGAGAACGCGGATTACCGGCTTACGGTAAGAAACGTCGCGCCCCTTCTTAGTGGTGTACTCGACGTGTTCCAGCTCAATGGAGCAAAGGGCCTCGCCGTTCACACGGTCGAGCGCGTTTTCCACCTCGTGCAGAACCTCGGCGAGCTTCCAAGAACCGGTCTGGAGCTTGAAAAGGCCAAGGTCGTAATCCTCGGCAAGGCGGAACGTTACTGCGATAGAGGGCGACGGGCCCCGCTTCGCCTTAGCGGCTGCCTTCCGGTCCTCCATGAGCGCGGGGCAGCGGCACGGCTTACCCTTGTCCTCGTCGGGCGAAAGGAATTCCACACCGTCGCAGTGGTGGATAAGCGCCGAGCCGTTCCACAGCTTGAGATCGGACGAGATAGCGTCCGGGCCGGAAATGACCGCCTTCACCTTGTCCTGAGTGGTCAGAACCTCGATGTAGTTCTCCGAAGTGGAATCGGTCTCGACCGGCGAGCCCCCCATGAGCTGAGCAATAGCGTCGGCAACCTCGGGGTCACCGGTCGTCACGCGCCACTCGGAAAGAGCGACCGGCAGATTGTCCACCTGCTTACCGCCGTGGAAACGGCCCACCGTGTCATCAGAGAACGACTGCTTGGGCTTGGCGTTCGGGTCGGTCTCGAAAATGCGAAGTGCCATGGTGCTAGGTCCCCCTGTTTTTGGGCATGGAAAAGGGCGAGCCGATTCGGTTCGGCCCGCCCTGGTGGTCGTGGTGCGGAATTAGGCGCGGCGCTGCGTTCCGGTGATGAGCCGGCGGGCGCTCTCGGCGATTGCTCGGCCGATAACGGTCTTAGACGTTTCGCGGTCCCACGTGAACACGCGCCGCAGCGTCAGGAAGATGTCGAACACCTCGGGGTCGATACGGACGGGCTTGAATGCCCAGCCGTCCGGGGTAATGTGGAGAACCGCCGCGCCGTCGAATTCCGGCATGGGCTCGGAGGTCCCATCCGACGCAATGATCTTGTCGGCGTGCGCATAGGCGGACATCTGCAACGCCACGTCGGGATAGGTGGACTTGGATGTCTTCCAGTCCACAATCAGCGTGTGCCACTCGCCGGACACGTGGTCGGGCTTTCCGTCCTCGCCGAGCCGAACGCGCAGAATCGCGTCAAAGCTGCCCGCGTACTGGTGGGTGTCCGACCACGCGATATCTTCCGCGCGAACCAGCTCGGGGCGCACCACGTCCAGGAATTCGGCGAATCCCTGCCGGTAGGGCTCTAGGTCAGGGTGTACGCGGCCGATTGCCTCACCACGTGCCATGCGCTCGAAAAGGTCGTGAGCGTCGGAGCCGATCCGGGCACGTAGCTTGGTGTACCGCGAGTGGGCGTTCCGCAGATAGTCCACGGCCCCCGCTTCGTCCCGCTCGGCAATGGACGCCACGGCGGGAAGGTTGGCGACCGCGGTTTCGGCGGTCATCCGGGCAGCCCACCAGACAAGGAAGGGCTTGGGCAGCATCCCGACGATGCTGGTAACGCCCGGGTACTTGATTGCGGTTTCCGGGTCCACGTACCACCGTGAACCCCCGCGCTGAATCGTCCGGATGGTTCCGGGCATTGTTCCCCCTCGTTGTTGCTTGCTTGGAAGCGACCAGCGGGGCGAGGGGTGATGGGGTGTCGAACTACCCTTACTTTTTTGGTGAATAAGAAAAAACCAAGAGAAAGAAGGACAGGGGTCGCTTTCACCACCCCGTCACCCGCCGGTCAGCGGCGCAGAATGGGCAGCTCGTCCACGAGCGCGTTCAGCTCGGCGACGGTGCCGCTGTTGTTGAGCACGGCGTCAGCCGGGTACGCGTCTAGGTCGAGTTCGGAGACGTGCCGCGCGGCCTCGCCCCCGGCCGTCGCCCCGGGCCGCTCGATGCGGACCATGAGGGCCCCCGCCGACCTGAGCGCGTCCGCCTCGTTGGCGTAGCGCACGTCCGAGACGACCACGGGCAGAGACCACCGGTCGGCGGTCGCCACCTTGTCCAGCGCCATGCGGAGCCAGAAATCAGGGTCGTCCGCCCGGATGCCCTCGCCGAGGTTCTGCAACGTGCGCCGTACCTCGGGATAGCTGTTCTTCGCGCGGTCCCACCCGTACCGGTTCACCACGTCAGACAGCCGGATCGGAAGCGACCCGTAAGACGTGCTCTCGGCTCCAACGATGGGGTCGAGCCGTAGCGCGGAGTCCTTGAGCGGGTCCGCGAACGCCACCCGGACGAACTGATAGCGGCTCACGAGCCGAGCGGCGGCGGTGTCCTTCCCTGCCCCCGCTCGGCCCATGAGCGCGACGTGCCGAAAGCTCACGCGGACAGCTCGTCGGCGTCGGCCTGGTCGTCGCCCTGGCGCTCGTCCTCGGTGCTCTCGCCGGCTCCGGCGGTCTTGCGGTCCTCGGCGCGCTGGACAGCCTCACCGGTACCGAGGACCGCCGCAGCGAGGGCGAGAATCAGGGCGGACGGAAGCTCGGGCACGTAGTGGACGACCAGCGCGAGAGCGGCGACCAGGACCGCGTAGATACGGGCCGGATGCGACTTGATGAACTGCATTGAGATTCCCCCTAGTTGTTGCTGTGTGCGGCCGAGCGGGTCAGCTGACAGCCGGTCGAGACCGGGGCAGCACGGACCAGCGCTCGGCACGCTGTGTGATGGGTGTGGGGCTCGTCGGCCCCGAGCTGGTCCCGGCATTCCGGGCAGCAGTCACGGACGGTCAGACCGCCGGGACCTTGAGCGCCGACCAGGTCTTTGCACCGGGCCACCCGTCCGCGTCGGCCCCGGAGAACCCGCGCTTTCGCTGCCACGCGGCGTAGCTCTTGCGGTCCGCGTCGGTCCACTGCGGCCCCGGGCCGGACGCGTACCGGCTGCACCCCTCGGCGACCAGCCGTCGACCCATCGCGGTCACGACTGCGGACCGGGGGTGCTTCTTGAACCACGCGGTCCCCGGGAACGGCGCGTACTTCGGAGCGGCAGGCTTGGCGAGCCGCTTAGCCCGCGCGACGATCTCCGGGAGCTGCTTCACAATCCGGGTACCGGGGCACTGCGTGTGCCCGCCCCACCCGGAACCGCCCATCGCGTGATAGCCGAGACCCCGCCCGGAAGGGCTGGACGCCACCTGTAGCGGCACGCCGTACGTCTTGTGGACCCATGCGAACACTTCGGCAATCCGGTCCATCTGCGCGGACGTAAGGCTGTCCCCGCCCCGGCCCTCGTTCTCGATGGACAGCCACGACGAATTGCCGTTCGCCTGCGCCCACGCTCGGTTTGCGGTGTCCACCCACTGATAAAGCGCGCCGGTCCGGCCGGTCCCGAAATGGCTGGACGCCCGCGCGGCCGGATTCCGAAACCAACTGTCGGTGCCGCTAAGGGTGCCTGCCATGATGTGCACGACCAGGCCACGGACCGAACTCTGTCCGCCCTTTGTGTGGTTGATCGAGATGGGGCGCCACTGCGCCTTGCTGTACTTCGCCACTTTCCCCCCTGGTTTCTGGCATGAAAAGGCCCCGCCCGGTAAGCCCGAACGGGGCTGGTGGTTCTGGTCGGCTTCCTAGCCGGCGAGGCGTGCGACGGTCAGTCCCGCAGCAACGACGGTCGCCACCGCAGTAATCAGGGCGACGGGCAACACGAACTTGCCCCGCTCACTCTCAAGACCCCTAATGCGCGTCTCGTGATCCTCTAGCGTCTCGTCCACGGTTTCCCCCTGTTGCCCGAGCCGCTGAACGTCTCCGCGGAGTCCAACAACTTCGTCGTAAATCTCGCGGGCCCCGATGCGCACACCTAGCGGCTGGTCGTCGGTCTCGTCCAAGATTCCCCCTCGAATTGGTTACGGTGGCGGGGGTGCACCCGGACGGGTCGGCGGTTCCGGAGTCAATCCGGCATCGGCCGGTGTGCCATTGGTGGCGGCGCCCCGGAGCGTGAGCATCTGAGTAATGCGTCCACTGCTTCCCGACACCTTGTTACCGATCACCCATGCCAACGTGTCGAGTTGCGCACCGGTCGTGTCGACAACGCGCACCACGGTCCCGAGTTGAATTCGGAAGTCGGGCAGAATCTCGACCTGTTGCAGCAGCGGCGGCGGGAAAGCGCCCGCGTTACGCAAAGCCTCGGCGAGGGCGCGACCGGATGGGTTGTCCTGCACCCACCCTTTAACGTCGTGCTCGTAGGTCTGCACCCCGTAAACAGCTTGGCTAGCGGTATTCCACGCCGACCACAGCGATGGAACGGGTTTGTTTGCTGCCGAGGGCGAAAGGAATATCAGCGTTGCCCCGTGGTAGTACACGGTGGACGCACTGCGGTTGTGGGCAGTCAGTGTGACGACCCCGCCGGCTCGGCTTACCCGCACTTCAACGGCCCCGAGGACCGCCGCAGACGTCGCGCTGGTCGTGCTTCTGATACCGACCCTGTTCGGTGATCCGGCCCCGTCCGTCGCTGCGGTCCGTGGCGTTCTCGGGTCCAACATGGTGTCGTCCACGCTGATAGTCCGGGTGATTTTCACGCCCGCCGCGATGGCGACGGGAGTGGTTTCATCCCGCACGACTGATGGAACGGAAGACGTGACGCGTCGCCAGTCCTCCCAATTCACGGTGCAGTGATTCCGGCACGCGTCGATTTCCTCGGTCACCGTGAGCGAACCGATTTCACGGGCAGACGTCACCGTGATATCTGCTGTTGTAGGTACCGTGGCCCACCGGGTGTGATTACGCCACCGGAAATGACCATCCGAGTCAAACTCGGCGGTGGCCAACGTGGCACGGGAAATCTCGGTGATCACATCCCATGCGGAACCACTCACAGTTGGAATCGCGCGCAGCGGAAACACGGGCTCGTCAAGGGAAGCCGTACGGGTCCAGGTACCCGCTTGTGTGATCTGTGACGCAGTGCTCGGCCTGGTCGCGTGCTGCGACACCTGGAAGCATTCGGCGCGGCCGTTCTGAACACCGAAACTCGTAGTCACCATGGCACCCGCAGGAACCAAAGTGCTTGAAAACGTTCCCGCAGTGAGTACCGAGGATGTCTTGTCTTTCGGTGTGACCACGGGAACGAACGACGGAACCCCGGTCGCCGAGAACGTCAGCCACAGACCGATATGGAATGTGCCCGGCGTTTTGAGCGTCGACCACGTCCAGCCCACTGACGGGTTCTTTGTCGGGTCGGCGTTCGTTCCGCAGAATGCGGTCATAGTGCCTTGTGTGAAATTCACGCGCAGAGCGGTGTAGTACGTCGTCCCGCCCGCCGATGCCTCCCAGCTCGACTGAAACTCAATGACCGAGTCGTTGAGAGGCCAGTTCCCTGAATTGTCCGTCCATACCTCGAACCACAATCCATCGGATCGCCGTGTCACGGGCAGCAGCTCGGGGACATAGGTCGCCGTGGCCAGGAAATCAAAACCGCCCTCGGCAGCCGACTCGAAAGGGGCCCCATCCCTGGTCCAGAAGTCCCAGCCGGCCCCCATTCCTTCCAGGTAGCCGATGCCCGGTGCGGTCCCGCCGTGAAACGGGGCGTAGAGAATGCTGGACGCTCGCGGGGGCGGGGCAGTGTGAATCCCTGCGCCCCTCAGCAAATGGTCCACCACCCACACGGGCGAGGCTGCCCAGTTCGCCCAGCTCGTACCGGAACCGAACGCACCATCCGGGCGCGGGAGTTGGGCGGGTCGTCGCAGCCGCTCGGCACCGTCCAGAGCGGTCACACGCACTAGGTCGGTGCCGGATGCGGCGCTTCGGGATCGGACCGTTCCGCGGAACGCCTCGGGATAGGTCCCGTTGATCCCCCACCCCGCTACAACGGACTGCCCCGGACGGGCCACGTCGCCCGACGAACGGGGCGCCCACGGCCCGTACAGGGCCGGAGCGGAACGGCCCCCGGTGCCGGTCACGGACGCTTCCAGTTGGGCGCTGGACGACCCGGAGAACGCGCGCATCGCAGCGGGTAGATCGGTGGCGTACGAGCGGTCGAGTGACCAGCTCTCCACCTGTGCCGACAGGTCCCGGCCCCCGAGCCGGAGTGACTGAGCCGGCGACAGCTCGCCCCCGCTCATCGAGGCATCCAGCACGCTGCACTAGCCATCCGCACTGTTCACCACCTCCACCAGGTCGAGCGCAACGTCTCGGTACCGGCCGTCCCCAGCAGACGCGGCATGCGTATAGCCGGTGATGCTGTACGTCGGGCAGCCGTCCCCGACCGGGCGTTCCCCGCCCAACAGGTCAGCCGAGATATCCCCGGGGGCGAACACCGACGCCCCCAAGTCCCAGAGTCCCGTTGCCGTAAAGGCCACGTAGGGACGCACATAGGCAGCCCCGGGCGGTGCCGTGGCCACCAGCGGAGTCCCTGGCCTACTTGCGGTGGAAGTGGTCATGAAGCTTTTCGCGGCGTTGTACCAAGCGACCTGCGAATTGACCATGACCGCCCCGGCGGCGAAAAGCCCCGGCGCCCACCATGTGTATGTGTTTCCCGGAACAACGGGGATTCCATGAAATCCGGGGTGCCGCCACACCAAATCCGAATGACCGGAAGCGGCGATGGTCTCGACCGAGACACTGTTAGGCACGTGGGCCCCGTACGGCCCTCCGTACAGGATGATTTGCGGGGCTGTCACCGCCCACTTACCGGCTGCCGCGCCGAGCCCCGCCGCCTGGTCCCCGGCAAGCAGGTTCCGGGCGAGGGGGTCGAGCACGGCTATCGGTCCGGGGGCATCCACCCGCCGGGCGAGCCGGTCCAGGTGCTCAACGTCGGCGCGCTCCATGAACTCCCACGAGAGCTTGAGCCGGCGAGGACGCACCGGGGGCGTCCAGGTGGTCACGGCCCCCGAGAGTGACCGGAACTCAGTCACCCCGAGATCGGGGCTCCGGTCGAAACTCGTCGCTCCGTCCGCGATCTCACGGAGCGCGCCGGGATTTCCAATCCACATGCCCAACCGGGCTCACCTCCTTGCAAGTTGACGCTGTCCCGCAGCGACCGCACGGGCTATCTCCGTCTCGCCGATCCGGACCACGATCTCTCGGGCCCGCTCGTCGTCCAGTGCCCGCAGAAGCGCCGCTAGTGCCTTGTCCCGGGCCTGACCCACTGCGGGCACCCGCAGGGGCGTGGCGAGGCGTACGGGGTCGATGCGCGGCACGCTGACCATGGACTGAATCCGTGCGTCTAGCGTGGATTGCTCGTCGTCGATCCCCTCGACCACGCCCGGCGGAATCCAGCGCCCGATTTCGGTACGCATCAGCCGCGAGGGCGAATTGATACCCAGTGCCTCGGCAATCGGACCAGGGATAGCCGATTTTGCCCAGCCAACCAGCCGGTCACGCAGCCAGCCCGTCATGCCGACTACGCCATTCCACAAGCCGGTTACCAGGTCTTGACCCTTGCCGACAAGCAGTCCGCCGAAATCTCCGAGAGACTTGGATATGCGCCCCGGCAGACCGCGCATCCAATCTGTGAACTCGCCGACCTTCGCTTTCGACTTGCTGGCAAAATCGGATATCCACCGCACCGCATCCAGGAAAGCCTTTCCGAGCTTCCCGATCCACCCGATGATATTTCCGAGCCAGCCGATCCCCGTTCCGATCGCTGAGAACAGCACCGAGAACACCGGACCCGCAAGCCGGATAATCACCGGAACCACGACACCGAGAATGTCAGCGGCCAGTCGGGCGAGCCAGGAAACAATGGTAGTGACAACCTCGATAACCGGGCGCGCTTTCGCGACCAGCTCTTGCAGCTTTCCGCCAATCATCTGGACGGCAGGAGAAACCCGCTGCGCGATGAATTCCGACAGTGCCGCGAAGATCGGTTGCAGGTTCTCGACTATCGACGCGTAGACGCGCATCACTGCGGGCCAAATGACCTCCAGCAGAATGCGGCCAAGCGACGACAGAATAGGAACGACAGCACCAACGACGTTCGTATAGAGCGCCATGAACGCAGGGACTAGCTGATTGAACAGAACGTCCCCGAGCCCTCTCAGGGCAGGAAGCACGGTCGTTTGAGCGACGGATACGAGACCCTGCACCCCGGGAAGGAAGTCGTTTCGTAGCGTGGTCCCCGCAGATACGAGCGACTGCCCGAACGCGTTGATAGAGGACCCGCCTGCCGATCCGGAGAAAACCCCGAAAAAACCGGAGACGAGTTCCTTTCCCTGACTGAGCGCGGGCCCGAACGTGTTCCCTAGGAAACCGCCGAAGGTGATCAGCGACGGGATCACCTTGTCGCCCATGAAATTGGTCAGCCCAACCTCAAGCCCACGCTTAAACTGTTTGATCCGAGCGCCCGCATTGTCGTGCAATGCGTCGCCCATCTTGTCGGCTGCCCCGGCCGTATCACCGAGAGCCTTTACAGCCGTTTTCGGGTCGAGCGCATAAAGGGCCTGACCCAAATCCTCACTCTTCGTGCCAAAAAGTCCGACACTTGCGGCGCTACGCTCGGCCGGATCTTCAATTCCCTTGAGACCATCTAGAACTTGCTGCAATCCCTGACGTGCACCAGGACCCCCCGCAGCAATCTTGCGGGTCATCTCCTCCGCGTTAAGCCCGATGGCCTTGTAAGCGTCGGCACTTGACTTGCTGCCGTCCGTCGCCCTGATTTGAAATTCTTTCAAGGCGTCGGCGACGGTATCCGTGTCCCGGGCGCCTGCCTGCATTCCTTGGGACATGAGCCCCATGGCGTCCGAAGCGGACAACCCGAGATCACGGAATTTCGTGGAATACTCATTGAAGGTGTCCGCCATGTCATCGGCGCGCGGACCCATCCGTTGCATTCCGACGGTCAGAATATCGAGCGCTTCCGTGCCGTCTTTCGCAAGCCCGTTCTTGAGCATCTGCCCGACCGCATTACTGGTCTGGCCTAGGTCAAGCTCAAAGGTTTTACTGAGGTTCGTTACCCCGCTGGATATCTCCTCGATCTGCGCGTTCGTCGCATCAGGCGGGAGGATTCCGGAGCGCATAACCCCGGAAATGGCCTGTGCCGCTTCCTCCACCGAGTCCGTGACCCCGTGGGCGTAAAGCTGTCCGGCAGCCTTTCCGTACCGGGCGGCCTCGTCCGGGGTCGTCCCTAGCTGAGCTTGGATCTTGCCGTTAATAGCGCCCTGGTCGAGCGCGTCCATGAAACCCTTGGTCAGCACCGCAGCAGCAGCGAGACCAATAGCGGCAAGCCCGCCCTTGAGAATGCCTCCCATCTTGCCTGTGAAGCCCTCGCCGGCTGCCTGCCCGCCTTCTTGACCGGCGCTCTCCGCGGGGCCGGTGACTTGCCTTTGGAGTTCCCCCGCAAAGCCTTGCACCTCGGGGACGATGGACACATAGCCCATTCCCACTTCAACAGCCATGCCGGATCACCCCCCGTTCTCCGGCTGGAACCGCGCGAGATAAGTAGCGACCTCGCGCACGTCGCGATTCGTCCCGCCAATCCGGTCCGAACGGACACCAGGGCGGGAAATAGGCTGCGGTCGCCGGCTCGGTGTTTTCGAGCCCGCGTTCCCGCGCTGCCAATTGGCCTCGCTCAAGCGGTCATGAACCGCCGCGAGTAGTTGCGTCTCCAGCGTCCAGACGGAGTCAGGACCGGATATCGTCCGAACCAACGCCGAGTCGGGCGGGAGATTAACCACCAGGGCCCGCAGACGACGCCAGGTAAGCCCCGATCCGGGGCAGAAAAGGTCTCGCAGGTCGGTACCGTAATACCGCTGCAAATCGGCTTCTATGGCCTCGCCGTACTCATTCAGGAGTCGGCAGAGGCCGAGGATTCCCCCAGCGGCGTACCCTCGTGCTTCTGCCACTGCCGGAAAAGCTCACCGAGGGCAGCGAGCGGGGCCGGAATGTCGTCAAACTGCTTCCACTGGTCGCCAAGACCGTGCTTAAGCAGCGTCTCAATATCCGTGGCGCTCGGGTTGTCGACGTTCACGGCCTTGAGGATCTTCTTATCCAGCTCACCAGCAGCGGGCATGGTGAACACCAGGCCGGACAGGGTAAACCGGAAAGGCTCCTTGCGGGCCTCCTTGACCCAAACGTCAAGGTCGAATGCATTACTCACGTGCTGTGCCTCTTACTGTGCTAGACGGAACGTTTCTGCGAGGAATTACGCGGCGGGAGTCGTGCCCCATGCAGGGTCATCGCTGTACTTGATCGCCACGGTTCCGTCAGGGCCCGGGTAAGCGGTAACGGTCAACTCGTAAGAAACCGCTTCGTCGCCCTTGTAGGTGATATCTCCGGTTTCGGTGACCTCACCGTCCGGGACCACGATGCGGATATGCGAGTTACCGTCAATCACGTCGAATCCGAACGTTCGGCGGTCCGGCCCCGGGGCCTTGATCGCAAGCACGCTCTTGCCGGTCGTGGTCGCCACCTTCGCACCCTTGTGGTACAGCTCAAGAACCGTCTTACTCGTCTCGATGGCCGTAAAAGAGAAAGACATTTCGCTGGACGAAATGACCTTCCGGACCGTGGCCCCACCCTGCCAGCCCTTGATTTCGGTGGTGTCCGCCGCGTTGGCCTCGGTGATTCCATCATCCGAGATCCAACCAATATCCGTGAACGCCGCATCCCAAGGGGATGTCGCGTCAGTCGGAAGCGTGGACTTAGGCACAGCTACGTAAGCAGCGCCCGTAACTGCAACGCGCACGGCGTTAGCGTTTAGAGACATAGGTGTCCCCCCGTAGTAAGTGAAAGGTGTTTCTAGAGCGCCCGCCCGCGCATGTGGATCTCTACGGCGAATGCGAACCGTGGGGCGCTGGTCTCGTTATCAGGCAGCCACATCGGGCCCCCAACTTCGGTGACCCGGTAGACCGTCACCCCGTCGCGCACCCCGGGAATGTCACCGAGCAATGCGCGGGCAAGTGCCGCTAGGTCGTGCGCGCCCGATTCGCTTTCGGACCAGCAATGGACGTCGAGCCGAGGACGGTCCGACACGGGGGTTTGCTGAGTGCCCCCGATGCGCTGCACCCGGACGAACGCCGAGGGGCGCGGGGAAGGGATGCGGGAGACGACCGGAACGGGCTTCCCGTGCGCCTTGAGAGCGCCCCGCAGATAGCCCGTCACCACCGCCACCGCATCGGGCATGACGACAACCGGACGGGGCATCTACGCGCCGTCCATCCCGCGCAGCAGCGCGCTACGGGTGCCCTCGGCGTCGTTCTGCTTCTCGTAGTCGCCGATGACAGCAGCGCGCCAACGGCGCGGTCCCAACGCGGAGTCGGTCCGGAACTCTCCGCCGGTCGCTGATTCCGCCGAGGACGCGATACGTTCCGCGATGCGCTCGACCTCGCGCCCCACTTCCGCGTTCTTCATGAGGGAGTTAATGCCGCTCCGGTTGGGCCGGAATCTCATCCGGTCACCTCCTTCAACCGTGCTTCCGCGTGGTGCAGTCGCCCCCCGACGACCCACCGCGCAACGTCCCCGTCGGTCTCCAGCAGCCGGCCCACGGCAACCACGCGGTCCCCGGGCATCAGGTCGACATCGGCCCCCCTGCGCGTGGTCAGCCGTAGGCCCGTGGTCACGGCGGGGCGGTCCCCGTCGTCCTCGGCGGACGTGTCCGGCTGGACGGACACCCGGCGGACCGTCGTCCTGGTCGCGCTCGACCAATCCCGCTCGCTGGTCTCGTTGCCGTACCGGTCCACCACGAACGGGGCCCGCAGAATCACGACCGTCTGTGTGTAGTGCAGCGTCACCAGGGCCGCCCCTTGCCGAGCTGCACCACGGCAGCCCGAGGGCGGTACCGGGCGAGCTGGTCCCGCTCGATGGGGGCGAGGCTCGCGCCGATGGTCTCGGCCGCGTACGTCACCGACACCGAGCCGACCGACTCTTGCCGTAGGTCGGACGGGTTGGTCAGCACCCGCCCCGCGAGCGTGAGCACGATGGCGCGCACGGTCGCGGGCACCTCGGCGTACCCGTGGGAGTAGGTCACAACCGCGGAGCCGTACGAGCCCGTGAACCACAGCTCGTCACGCCACAGCCGGTACTCATCCGGGCGCAGTTCCCGCCCGCCCGCGCGAACCAACTCGACCGACACGACGGGCCGTTGGGGCAAGGTGACCACCTGGTCCCGGAGGGACAGAGCAACGGTGCTCGTCCCCCGGGTGAAGCGCTGCCGTGCCTCGCTTCGGACGATGGCGGACGCGGTGTCGAGCACCAGGGCGGCCCCCTCGGGCAGCTCGGCCGGCTCGCGCTGCATCCACGCCGCGAGTTCATTCACGGTCGCCAGTGCGGGAAGTGCCATAACGCGTCACCTCCCTTGTTACTTCACTGTCTGAGCGCCGCACGCCAGACACCGCGCCACAGTCCGAGGGGCCCCGGAGGAATTGAGAACCGGAAAGCTCTCGACCCGTTCCGGGGCGCCGCAGGAATCCGTGTGCGGAATCTTCGGGGCGGACACTGCCCGCTTACGCGGTGGCATTCCGTCCCCTTCCGCTACTTGGCGAGAACGCCGTTAAGGCGCGCAGCGCCACGGCCACCGAAGACGGCGAGTCCGCAGTAGAACTCAACGCGGGTCCGGTAGGCGGGCTTTTCCTGGAGCTGCCCGAGGTCGTCCACCATCACGCCGCCATTGCTAAGGCCCGTGACTGCCTGGTCGTCCTCGGTCTGTCCGAAGCGAACCGCGTAAATGGAAGACGCGTCCTCGGCGGTGCCCTGCGTTTCCGTCTGCGGAAGAATGTCCGTGCCGACACCCGTAGCGTTCGGGTCGAGCAGCGGAATTCCGTTGTAAGTCGCTACCATCTTGCCGGTAAGCGTCTCCTTGATCATCTCGTATCCGCCGAGCCTGCGAGCCGCAGACTTGATCTTGGCGATTACCGCCGCGTTCGCGTAGAGAGCGCCGTTAGAGCCGTTCAGGCCCGGGACTCGGCCAATCAGCCCGTCCAGCAGGTCAAAGAAGTCGTGCCGGTCGTCGTCGCTCTGGCCGATGATCGGTGCACCGTTCACGCCCGCCGAAATCACCTGGTTACCGGTGAGCCGCTTACGCAGACCGTCAAAGCTCTTGGGGTTCACGCTCACGTCACCGTTAAAGAAGGTATCCGCGAACTTGAAACTGGCAGCCTTCACCTTCATGCGCGTCTGAATGGCTCGCTGATCATTCAGATTGCCGCGAGTCTTCACAATGAAACGATCAACATCCGCATCGCCACCGAGAATGACCAGTGATTCCGACTTCTGGTTTACCGTGCCCGTGCTCTCGGAATACGACTCGTTGACGCCACGGAATTCAACGCCCGGAAGGGTGGCTTCCTCGTTGTACGCGTACGCGTTTCCGGAGATTCCGAGCAGCGGGATACGGTCCAGAATGCTGGACTCCTGCACGAAAATCTCAATGACGCCGCGCTGCAAATCGGTCGTGCTGAGCTTGGCAGCCTCGGGAAGAGTCAGTGCCATGTGTCGAATTCCCCCTGATTTTGGGCATGAAAAAGGGGACTGCACCTATTTCGGTGCGTCCCCTGGAATGGGTGCAGGTACGTTCCTGCGAAAGGGCGGTTACGCGTCGTACGCGCGCCGCAGACGGTCAAGCGGGGTCGCCGGCTCGGGCTCGGCGGTCTCGCGGGGACCGGCGCCCACGTCGCCCCATGTCGGGGCGGGGCCGCTCTGGTCGGCGACCGCTAGATAGGGCTTGTCCTTGACGAGCTGGTCCACGGCAGCAGTCACCGCCGCAGCGTCGATGTCACCCCCGGGACCGGCAAGCGAGGCCACGTCCAGCAGCGCAAGAGCGTCCGCAGGATCACGGAGCTTGCCCGCCGCAGCCGCGCGCAGCTCGGCGCGCACGAGCGCTTCCGTGAACTCCGCCCGTACCTCCGAACGGAGCGCATCAAGGTCGGTGCCCCGCGTCGCAGCGTTCGACCGGCGGAGCCGTGCCGCTTCCTGCTCCGCCTCGGTGGCGCGCTTCTCGGCAGCCGCTCGGGCGGTCTCGGCGGCCTTCACCGCGTCGGCCTGGTCGCCCTCGGCCCCCGTGCCCGCCTCGCCCTGGCGCTCGCTGCCGGTAGCCGTACCGGACGCACCCTCGGGCTTGTCCTCGGGGCCGTTGCCCGGGGTGTTCTGCGGGTCGTCTGCCATTGGTGTTCCCCCTGGTGGCTCACACGATGTATCCGTGTTTCTTGAGCATCGCTATTTGATGCTCGCGGTTGTCTCCCGCGAGTTTGAAAATGGTTTCTGGCATTAGCCGAGCCTCGCGGGCCCGTGCGTACTTCTGGCCCGGGACCTTCTCGAACGTGGCACCCATGGCCTTAGCCCCGATACCGCGTTTGGTCGTGCCCTCGGTCGTCACCCGCATAGGGCCACGGCCGGTCACCGCGGTTGCCATTCCTCGGCGGGCGTTGATGATCTGCCCGAGGTCCGCCCCTGCCTCCAATGCCTTGACCCCCGCTTCCCCGAGCCGCTTCCGCTGCTCTGCGGGGCTCATCTCGCGGAACAAGTCCTCGGGGGTCTTGGTCTGCTTCCACTCGGCATCGGTCATCGGCTCCATTCCGCAGTCACAGCGGGGGTGCCTTTTGAAGCCCGTGGAATAGCTGTACTGACGGCCCGACAGGATGACGCAGCGGGCGCACGCGGGCAGCCGCACTACGCGGACGTAGGAGATACAGCGCGGGTGTGCTGCCATGCCGATGGACGTTGCCGTACGGGACGCGTCGGCTATCTGTGTGCTCGCCATCATGGCCATTTGGGTAAGCCCTCGGGCTGCCGCGAGTTCGGCGCTCTCGCCGGCTGCCAGTGCCCGAGCCGTTGTGATGGCGGGGAGTTGCAGCAGTGAGGCGAGGGGGCGACCGTCCGCAGCGATACCGACCAGGGCCGCCGGGTGGAGCAGACCGAGCGGAGCCGCGATAGCACCTTGCGCGGCCATGGACGCGCCGACAAAGAGTTGGGCCCCCTGTACGGCGGAGAGCTGTCCGGCGGTCACTGCGGCGAGGATTGCCCGCCCCGCCTCGCCTTGCATGGCGGACAGAATGCGGTCCGCAGGAACGTCCCGCCAAAGCCCCTGAATCACCTCTACAACGGCCCGGGAAACGCTCTGGACTTGGGTGTACCGCTCTGCCGCCAAATCCGCCGCGAGGCCCACTAGGCAGCCCCCGGCAACTCGTCGGCCTGGTCGTCGTCCTCGGCCTGGTCGGGCTTCACCCCGAACAGCGAGGACATGTCCCCGCCGAGGATCGCGCCCGCCGCATCCGTGCGCATGGTCTTCCACCGTGCGATTTCGTCCGGTGTCACCCCGGGGATTCGCTCCCAAAGGGCCTCATCCGGAACGCCGATGGACTTCAACTTGACCAGCGCATCCGAGTATTGGGCATCACTGCGGAACTGCGGGTCTCTCCACACAACGGAGCCGAGCGCGAGCGATTCCGCGCGCCGAACCTCGCCCTGCGCCATGGCTTCAAGGCGCATGATTTCGCGGAGCGCGCTCCCGAAGTGCCGTTGCATCTCGGACACCTTGGCAATCAACCCGGCTTCCGACGCGGCGAATCCGTCCGGGCTCACGTTGACGAGCTGCCCCGCTAGATAGCTTGGCGGGGTGCGGGTCTGTGCCGCGATGTGCTGCACCGCCACCTCAATAACCTTGAGATAGTTCTCAAGATCAGCGGCGGAGAACTCGGCTATCTGCGCGCCCTGCTTCTCAAGCCACAGCAGACGGTCCGACCGGAAGCGGTCTAGCGGTAGATCCTCCTCGCCGACGACTTCACCCGACTCGGGGTCCACGATTTCGCGGACGGGCCGGTCCATTCCGAGGACCGCCCGAGCGGGCAGCGCCAAACCGTCCGATGCGGTCATGAGGTGAGCCCAAAGGGTATTCACCGCATCCTGTAGCGGAAGGACCGTCGCAATCTCACTGCGGGGTTTTCCGTGCAACCGCGAGCGATTCGGCAGCTCGACCAGCGGCACCACCGCGAGCGGGTTAGGAATGTGGCTCGGCTCGCCCCGGGAAAGCCCCGCAGTGCGTCCGGTCCACCTTCCGCCCTCGCGAGTCGGGCGCTGCCACCGGTAAACCATGGTAGGCGTGAACAGCGTCGCAAACTCGGTGTCGTAGTCCCGCCACGTCATGAGCCCCGCTTTGCGGAGCCGGCGACGACCAGGGACGTACTCGACTATGGCGTTGGACGCGTGCTGAAAGGTGATCTCAACTGCCATCGTTATTCCAGACCAGGGCGTACGAACGCCCCGTAATCAACGCTTCCAGCAGCGCTAGCCCAATCTCGACATCGGCTTCCGAGCGCTTCCACGCCTTACCGGCATCCTTGTCTATCGACCCGTCTTCCAGACGGAATCCAATCGGCATGAGCCGTTCAACGGTCGCGTCGGGCACCACGGCGCACCAATTATCGGAGAACTCGTCAAAGAGCCCACCTGTTTGCGTGCTGAACTCGGGCGAGGCGAAAAGTAGAGGGCGGTCACCCTCGTACGCGTCGGACCACTTCTTAGCCTGGTGCCTGCGGCGCTGTAGCTTCCCGTACAGCCGTTCCGTCATCTGTAGCGGTGTCTCTGTCATGCGTCCCCCTCGGGCTAAGCGCTCGCCGCACGGGCACGCTTAAGCGGTCGGCGGACATATCCGTCCAGCGCCATAACCGTTGCAGCGATACCGTCAATGCGGGCGCTCGACTTCCCGCGGTCGGGTTTCACCGGGCGGAGATTGTCATTCCCGTCCCGGTACACCTCGACCACGCTTGCATGCCAACGGAGGATCGGGTTTCCGCCGTGGTGTAGGCGGCCCTCACGTAGCAGCCTTTCAAGTTCCTTGCTGCCGGGGCTCATGCCTAGATACGTCTGCGCAATCGGCACCAGGTCCACGCCACGGGTTTTCGATTCAACGCGCTGGACGAGCTGACCGGCAAACATTCTGTCGTACGAAATCCGCTGCACGTCCAGCCGGCGACAGTCCGCAATGATCTGTTTCTCAATTGCGTCATAGTCGATGGCGTCGCCCTCGGTGAGGGTCAACAGCCCGTCGTCCGCCCATTGACGCAACGGGACCTGTAGCTGTGCCTCCAGCTCGTCTATGCGTTCCTCGGGCAGCCAAAAACGGGAAATCACTTCCAGCTCGACCCCGGGCTTACGGGACTCGACCACCAGCACCCACGCCGAAAGGTCCGAGACTGCCGAGAGGTCCACCCCGCCCCATGCCCGCCGATAGCGGAATCGCTTCTCGTCCACGGACCCCGCGTTCTCGTCCCACAGCGTCAGCGGCAGCCAACGCGAGGACGAGCGCATACGGCGATTCAGGGACAGCCTGCAAAAGGTGGGGAAGTAGCTCGGTGTGCTCCGAGCCTTGTTCGCCTCGCGCCGCATGTAAGCGAGCGAGGGGGAAGCGCCGAGCCCCGGATTAGCCTTGCGCCACGTTGCCTCGGCGTAAGGGTCGTCGCCTTCCTCGGCAGCCCAGATAACCCCGTAGTGCCCGGGGTCGGAAACCACGGCATCCGCACATCGACGGGTGTACGTGTGTTTCTCGTCGTAGATGCTGCCTTCAATACCCTCGTCGGCAGTCGTAATGAAAATGACCAAGGGTTGATCTCGGGCGCCCGTGCCGGTCTCGATCGCGTCGATAAGGTCACGGCGTTTGTGCACGTGGACTTCATCCACGATGGCACCCGAGACATTCAGCCCGTGTGCGGTCTCAGCGATTTTGGAGAGGGCCCGGAAGACTCCGCCGGTACGGGGAACGCGGATAAGCCCGCGCAGCACTTCAACACGTCCTCGGACAGCGCGACTTGTCAGCGCCATTCGCTTAGCGTCGTCAAAGACTCGCTCTGCCTGCGGCAGTGAGCCGGCTGCCGCGTAAACCTCCGCGCCTATCTCGCGGTCGGCGAGCAGCAGCACCAGCCCGATACCGCTGGACAAAGTAGATTTCCCGTTCTTCCGGGGAACCTCGATCCACGCCGAGCGGATCACGCGCACCGCGCGCCCCAACTCGGGGTCGTAGGCGAGCCAGCCAAATACGGGGGCAATCACCCAGACGACTTGCCACGGGTCGAGCTTGAGCCGAGTAGAACCCCAACGGCCCTTTGTGTGCCGGAAGCTCTGTACGGCATCGAGAGCGCGCCGCGCAGAAGCAACGTCGAAGTATGCGCCCGGAGCGTCTTTGGCTTGCGCAGCGACCACCAGGGGCCGCGAGGCTAGAGCGTCGGCTATCTCCTCGGAAGTCAACCCGAGTTCTAGCAGCGCGTCATACGGGACCGGCAGCCCGTCAGTCAAAGACCCCATCATCATCGCCCCCGCTTTCCGGCGGGGTAATCCGCGTGGCCGACGCGGGCGACAGCCCGAGTTCACCGACCAGCGACCGGAAATGCGACCGGTACTGACCAGCAATCGTCACCCACGGAGACTTGACGTTCCCGCGCTCCGTCTCGACCACCAGGCCGGTACGGCTCAACTCGCGCTCGGCCTGCCAGAGTCGGGCGACCGTCACGCAATACTCGATAGCTGTCTCTCGCTGCGGGTCGGTGAGACCAGCGGAGAACACCAGGGCGGGAATCGTCCTCGCCCATACATCCGCCGCTTTCACCCGCACGTCGTCGGACGCGTCACCCGGAAGCAGCTCGAACCAATCCGGCTCGACCGGGGACACAGGGGCGAAAGTTGCACCCTCGGAATTGCGGTCGGCGCGGAAGGTTCCTTCCCTCACTGCCTGAATATGAGGCTTGGGCTTTTGCCCGGGAACAGCCATGGGGAATTCACCTCCATAGAAACGGCCTAATGAGCCATGCGAGTTTTTTGCCTCCCTGCCGCTCAATCTCGGGAGGAGAGGGGAGTACCCCCCTGGTCAGAACGGCGGGCGTTCATTCGCCTCGCGCCGTGACCGTGCTTCTGCGGCAAATCCGCCCGGCTGATTCCGTGCGGTCTCTCGGTTGTGGCACGCGACGCACACCGGACGCAGATGCTTCGCAGCGTCAGGGTTCGGCTCGCCCCGTGCGATCAACTCACGTCGGGACAGCGGGAAGTGGTCGGCCACATTCGCCGGCTGCCCGCAGAGCACGCACCACGGGTTCGCGTACAGGTACGCGCGGCGGATGCGCTGCCAACGGGTTGTGTAGACGGCACCGCCACGCGACGCACGGTCCGCGTTCGCTTCCCTGGTGTGCTTCGGACAGCGACCACCACGGGGGGTCAGCTCGGGGCACCCGGGGACAGAGCACGGGGGGCGGGGCTTACGGGGCATGGGGGATCACCTCCTGTCAAGGGGGGGCTTGCCCCGATGGCCACTTTCCCTCAAGGAGGCTTACTCTGGTGGTTACTCCAAGCGAAACCGCAAGCACAGTGAGTTCGCACGAACATGAAAGAGGGCGATGGGAATGGCCGAGGGAACGATCAAACGTCTCACTGACAAGGGGTTCGGCTTCATCGACAACGGATCCGGCACGGACTTGTTCTTCCATACAGCGTCCGTAGAGGGCACCCGACTTGAAGACCTGACGGAGGGTCAGAAGGTCAGCTACAACGAAGGTCGTGGCCCCAAGGGGCCGAGGGCTGAGAACATCCGCCTAATCTGACCTGTAGCCCCCCGCTCAACCCGCCCCGGTACAGGAGACCGACACTGCGCCGGGGCAGACCCATGTTCATGGGGTGCACAAACTCGAACCGTGACTACCGCCGTGTTCAGCCCCGGGACCAACCGGGCACCTGCTAGGGCAGAGTGCGTGCCCCACGCCGCGCCTCTTCCGCGCCCGTACGGGCCTGGGTCAGGGTCCGTACGGGACAGTGTCTCTACGCGGCGGCACCAGCGGCGCCGAACTCGGTACGAGTCTTGAGCTGGTGGCACCCGTGGCACAGAACCTGAACGTTGCTGTCTATGTCCTCACCGCCGAGGGACAGCGGGCGCACGTGGTCCACGTCCACCCCGTTCGCGGGGAAGTCGCCCAAGCACCAGTCGCACCAGGCCGAGCCCCGTTCCTGCACTCGCCGGCGGAGCCGTGCCGCAGCGTCCCGGCGGTTCGCCCGTCGTCGGCCCCGTGCTCGTCGGGAACGGACGCTCGGCCGCCCCTCGTACGCCCCGTGGTGCGTGTTGCAGCGTCCGCGGTGCGTGGCGGGCTCGGTGCAGTCGATACAGCGCATGTGCGTCCCCTTGGGGTGAGTTCTGGTCACTGCCCCCGTGCGGGTCGGCAAGTGCGGTGCGGGTGCTCCCCCCGATCAGTAGCGTTGAAGCCATGACCAGTGATGAACGGCCCGACGTGAGCGCGGGCATGGACCCGCTCGGCGACATCGTGTTGACCGTGCGGGGTGACGGGAACGGCAACGCTCCCGACTACGAACTACCGCCCACGGTCCCGCTCGCGAAGGCTGCCGAAGTGCTCGACATGGACCCCGCAGACGCGTTGGTCCGAGCCCGCGAGGGACTGTTCCCGGAACGGGTCATCGACGTTGGCGACGAACCCGGAGTGAAGTTCAGCGTTCCCGTTGCGCCCCTGATTCGGCGCGTCGGGCTGGACCGAGTACGCGAGGCACTACGCCCCGCCGAGTAGGTCCGTTTGTTGTTGCGTGCCCGCCCCCGGACTCGAACCGGGGAACTCTGCGGGTTCGTTCCGGATCTCCCCGAGGGGGCCGGTACCGCGCACCTCTAGCCGTTGGGTCAGCGGGCTTGGGCGTCGTCCTGGCGCTCATAGACGCGTCGGGACGACGTGGGGACCGCACGGTCTTGCAACCCCGTTCAGCGCCCCGTCAGGGCGGTTACTGGTGGGCGGTGCGGTCCCCGGGTGCGTTGCCTCACGACCCCTGCGGCCACCCTCGCGGGTGCGTGGTGCACGGGCAACGCTGAAAGAGAGAGCGGGGCACTCAGACCGCCGTTTTCCCCCTTGGGGTGGGTGCGCGGTAGTCCCGCTCTCTCTTGCCCCAGTAGTAGGGACCGAAGGTTTCCCGCGCCTTGCCCGCATCGTGCGGTAGGCGGTCGGGCCCTCGGTCTCTTCCTGGTGCCCCACTGGTAGGGACCGAAGGTTTCCCGAGGCCCCGGGGTGTCGATGGTGCCGACAGAGACCCCGGTTTCTCTTTCTCTTAGGTTTTTTCTTGGTTACCTCAAAAAGTGTCGAAACTCGACACCCTCAACACCCTTTCGCCTCTCGCTGTGGGGCGGCCCCGCCCGGGGGCGAGCCGGCCAGGGCCCTATGCGCCCGTGTGCGGCCAGCAGAAAGCCCCGGCGGGTCCACGGGGACCCACCGGGGCTTACCGGTCCGGCGGTACTCCGTCCCCGAAGGGGGGCACCGGGCCTACCCCGCACACCCATTTCGGTGCGGGGCAGAGTGAGCCTATCGGGGAGCTACGCGGCCACCAGTTCGCGGACGGGTTCGGCGACCGTTGCAGGCTCGACCAGACGCACGCTCGCGCCCGGGGTCGGGGAATCTCCGCGCGTTTCGGATGCAAGCTCGGTGACCTCTCCCGCGAGTGCTTCCGCTGCGGGGTCCAGCTCACCGCGCATGGTGAAGTCCACGCGCCGTACATCGAGCTTGCGCCACCCGCCCCGGACACCGCGCCGGACGTTCAGCCGGACCCCCGCTTCAATGAGCATCGCTCGCCGTCCCGCCGTGTCCTTCTCGGCCCACTCGTCGGCGAACGTCCTTCCCGTGTTCGTGACGATGCGCTGCGGCTCGACCTTTTCGGCTGCTTCCAGGGTGGCTATGCGGTTGTCGAGCGCGTCCGCGCGTTCCTGCCACGCTCGCGCGGCGTGCTTGGACTTCTGACGTCCTTCCTGCCGCTGGTGCTCCTCGAACTCCGCGACGGTCGCGCGCAACTCAGGCTCGGGGTCGTACCCGGGGATCTCGACTACGTGTGTTGTCTGGACCGGTCCGACCACCCGCAGGAACTCGGCTTCAACGTACTCGTCCACCCATGACGCCCGGATGTTCGCGGGCAGCGCGCACATGTCGCCCCGGGCGTGGCTGTTGCACTTGTAGAACGGGTTCACGCTCGCCCCCTTCTTGGTGGGGTTCGAGAGGTACATGCGGCCCCCGCACGCGTCGCAGTGGATCACGCGCAACAGCAGCGCGTCCGTGTCCACGCGTTCGCGGTTGTCGATGCTGCGGGAGTCGAGAACCGCGCCGATGCGGTCGAACTCCTCGCGGGTCATGATCGGCTGTGTGGTCGCCATGACCGGGTTGCCCTCGGTGTCGCGCACGGGGCGTCCCTTGTGCATCTTCCAGCCGAGCAGCGTTTCGTTGCGCAGCATCCGCGTGATGACAGCGGGGGTCCACTTGAACACGTCACGGACGACGTGCGACCCCTTGGCCCCGCCGGTTTTCCCGCCCTTCTCGCGCTTCATCTTCACCGACCAGTGATCGCGCGGGCTCGGGATGCTGTCGGCGTTGAGCCCTGCGGCGATAGCCGAAACGGTCGCCCCCTCCAACAGCTCACGGACGATCCGTTCAATGACCTTGACCGCGTCGGGGTCCGGGACGAGCGTCCATCCGACACCGCCGAACTCTGCGGGCATGGGGGCGGGCATGTAGCCGTACGGCGGACGACCACCACCGCGCCACCGGAGCACCATCTTTCGGATGGCGGCCATAGCGCCGGTAACGCGGTCGCTGATGCTCTGCGATTCGACCTGTGCCGCAAAGGCAAAAAAGGTCATCATCAGTTCAGAGACAGGGTCCATCGGATTGCGGAAGTCAAAGACCAGCTTGCCCCCGCCAATGCCCTCGGCGAATACCAACATCTTTCGGTGCTGCTTCGCCCACTTGGCAAGGTCGTGCATGTCGCTCATGGACCGGATGGCACGGTCAAAGCGCCACCACACCAACACGTCGTAGTCGTCCGGGCGGGCAAGCCACGAGCCGAGTGCCGGACGGTCGAACGGGGCAACCTTGGACGCGCTCACGTCCAGGTCTACGGCCTCGCGGAGCGCGTCACCGGACCCGAAGTCGATGTTGAGTTCTGCGGCTATCGCGTTGTCGGCCTCGCGCTGCCGTTCGGGGCTGGTGGTCTCGTCGGTGAGCACGGACAGGCGTACGCACCGCACACCCCGGAGGGCCCGCGTTTCGTAGACCGTGCCCGCGATGGGGTTCCGGGGTGCACTGTGCATGTCCCCCGTAGGGACCGAGGGGTTCCCTGCGCTGCTGTGCTCCCTGACCAGGACCGACGAGACCATGACCGCACCCCAGAACCGCTAGACCGGAGTGTTGGGAGACCCCAACACCTCTAACTACCAGTTCTGAGACTAGAGCCTCGTAAAGGCTTGTCAAGCCACGTAAGCGCACGTGAGACACAGGAAGCCCCGCCCGGCGGATGCCGAACGGGGCGTTTTGCTGCCTTGGCTCGTAGCTACGGGGTTCGCAACACGTCTCCGGGGGTCGGGCCCGCCCCGAGCTTCACCGCGTGGTCAGGGCAGGCGTAGAGGGTCGTTCCGGGGCCGCTGGTGCTCTGTATCCAGCGGACGGGGACCGGGGCACGCGTGACGGTCTTGCACTTAATGCAGAGTGCGGCGCGTCCGGCGAGGACGACCGGGAACAGTTCGTCGGCAGTCATGCGGCCACCCGCCCACGGCGCACGATCGAGCGGAGCGGCATCGTCGGATGGTCGTAGTCCACGCCGATCCGTGCGAATGCAGCGGCGTAGCTTCGCTCTCGCTGCGGTGTGGGCAGACCGCACGTGCGCGCGTCATTGAAGATGGCGCGTACTTCCTCGGCTGACGGAGCGGTCCACGGGCGGGACCAGGGCGACACCGGGGCGGGGGCGAAGGTCGGCGGTGCGGCGGGAGGTTCGGCGGAGTGTCGGCCCTCGGCGGGCAGCAACAGACGCAGCAGGGACAGCAGTGCTCGGGCGATAAGATCACGCATGTCGTTTCAGCTCTCTCGTAGCTGTTCGGCGGAGCCCCGGCGGACCGTGTGCAGCGGTCTTCCGGGGCGCTTTCGTTTCCGAGCATAGAGGTAAACGTCAAAGTACGTCAGTGCTTGTAAATGCACGTGAGTGGACGTGGCCGAATGTGCCTGCGCGCCCGGGGCCCGATAGCGTTCGGCCCATGGATTACGGCCCTGATGACCAGGTGGAGCGCGACGCCCCCGAACCCCCGTTTCAGCAACTCGCGGGCATCCTGCGGGCTCGTCTTGCCCGGGGCGACTGGAAGCCCCGCCGCCCGATCCCGTCAGAGTCGCGTCTGTGTGATGAGTACGGGCTGTCCCGCCCCACCGTGCGCCGAGCGGTCGCCGAGCTGGTTACAGCGGGGCTCGTCTTCACTGTGCCGCAGCGAGGGACGTACGTTGCCGAGCCGGCGGGCGAGGACGAGCACCAGGGCGACGCTTAGGGGCTAGCCGTGCAAGAGGTCTGCGAACTCCCATGAGTGCCCCGGCGGGTGGTCGGCGAACAGGGAGCACGCTGCTTGGTCGATGGGGTCCTCGTCGGGATCTTCCGCCCCGCACGGCGTAGCGATGACGTACGCGAAGTGGCCGTTGTCGGTCCAGCACACCCATACGTCAATGCCGTACCCCACGTAGGTTTTGAAGTCGGCGTGATCCCCGTCGTGTTGCGCGGCAAGCTCACAGAACAGCTCGCTGTACAGGTACGGGGCCCCCTCTCGCTGGTGTGCTTGGGCTATGGCTTTCCACGGGGCATCAGCACCCTTGTTGCAGAGACGCAGACCGCCCGTCATGACGTGCTCACCAGCTCGGCCGCGAGACTGTCCGGGTCCACCACGGTCACGCCGCGCAGCTTGCTGTACAGCCGTGCCGCAAGCATTCCGGGGAAGCGGGGCGCGTTGTAGCTGCTGTAAACGTCGTCCTCGGACGGAACCCACCGATCCCGTTTCAAGTCAGCCTGATACACGGTGCCGGAGACACCGCACGGCACCGCCTTACGCGCGCGGAGCAGAACCGCGGACTGATCACGTCGCAGAAACGGGCAGTGCCGCAGCGAGACAGGGACACAGGGCGGGCAGAGCGGCGGCATGTCCGTCCGGATTCGGTTGAGCCGCATCGGCGGTTCGTCGGCGTGCTGCCACTCGATGAACAGCGTTCCGTCTGCACGCTCGGCCGGCTGTGCGCAGACCTGACACAGCAGCCGTTCCATGCATTCGCGCTGCCGGAGCGGGTCCAGGCAATCGAACTCGACGCGCCCGCCCTCCACACGGGTCATGCGGGCCCACAGATTGCCGTGCGCGTCCCGGTCGTTGGGGCGGGGGTGGTTGTAGGCAAGGTGGGGTGGGCCGCTCCGCGGTACCTCTAGGCATAGGTCGTTCTCGGATGGCCCAAGGTCTTTGCTACGGGCTGCCACGTAGGGGATGGGTACGCGCATGAGCGTCTTTCTGTTGATGATGATTCGGACAGTGCGAAGCCCCGCCCATGTGCTTCGGGGGCAGCACTAGGGCGGGGCTCGCTCCCTCACCGCGCTGCTTACGGACGCGGCACCCTTGGAAGATTGGGGACCGTTCATGACCGGTCGCGAATCTCGCGGGGCGGACCGGGGCAGGCTGGGGCACGTCTGCCCTTGCAGGTGCTTGTCCGGTCGGGGGTCCGTTCGCCTACCTGCTTCCATTCAGGCAGGCGAACGGGGCTTATCGGTCGCCGAGGGAACCGCGCCAACTACCGCGCGACAGGTGAACCACACCGTCAGGCGTGATGCGTGCGCGGGCCCCAAGCAGGGGCAACGATCCTTCGGTGTTGAGTCGGCTCCGGATGCGTTCCAGCTCCGTCCAGAGCTGTTGCGGTCCGCCCTGGTGGACTTCCGGCGGTACGGTCCACTCGGCGGTTGCGCGGGCCCATGAACCGTCCGGGTGCACCAGGGTGGCAGTGCGGATTTCGCCGTTGATCTCGAATGCGGACTCCACACCCGGGGTGGTGACTTCCAGCATGGATTGGATCTCCCACGCTTCGGCCACATCCACCACGGGATAGCGGCCAATGGTCCGGTACTCACCGACACCGGTACGCGCGAGGTCGAACAGGTCGGTAAGGGCGGGCGGGTAGTCGTCGCCGGACCGGGTGAGCATGAAACCGGCGGTGTCCCGCTCGACCACTCCCACTACGTCACCGTTGGTGTGCTTCCACCCAGTGACGATCAGCGATGTTCGGCCGATCGTTGTTGCGATGCGCCCACCGGGAACCAGAGCCGCGAGGACCGGGCGGAGCCCCGGACCGGCGGGCAGCCCGACCGTGGACACGATGCGCTCATAGGCCCCCGGAACCCGTGCGGTTGCGTCGGTGGTGACGAACGCGGGGTGCAGCCCCATGGCAGCGAGCCGCACGCTTGCGGCTTCTGTCAGGTAGGGGTCCACATCCAGGCTCGTCACGTGGCGGTCGCCGATACGGCGGGACGCATACGCGGCGAGCCCACCGGCCCCGGTGCCTAGGTCGAGGAATGGCAGACCGTCCCCGAGCCGGCCGTGACGCAGCATCCGGACCACCAGGCTTGGGAGCGTGGCGGACGACGTGGGCAGCCCCTCGGGGTGGTCGTCGTCCTCGGCCTGGTCGGCGTGCAACGGACCAACCCGCGTGACCACCGACCAGTCACAGTAGGCAGCTTCGGCCCATGCAACAGGGTCGTCGGTACCCTTCCGGAGCACCCACGTGCCCGCGCCGTTCGCCTCCCACCATCGCGGGATCAGCTCGTGACGGGGAACGGACGCCACGGGAGCAAGCCACCGCGAATCAGGGTCCGTTACCCGGTCGGCGAGGTGTTCCGCCTCCTTCTCCCACTCCATCTTCGGGCCTCTCAGTATTTCGGACCGCACGCGGTGGTGCTGGCCGGGTTGCAGTCGCTTGAGTCGTTCGGGGTGCAGGCGTTCCGGACGGGGGCGGGGATACGCGCGGTGAGGTCTTTCCACTCCTTCCCGCCGAACAGCTCGGCGAGCCGTGTTTCCCGCACGTTGCCCGCCGGGAAATCGCGGGAGAGCACGCAGCCGGCGAGGTCACCGTTCGGCAGGATCGCCGCGCGGCCACGGGTGCACTGCCCGCACATCTCGTCCAGCGTCGGAGCCTGCCCCGGCAGCATCGCGCGACCGACCGCGCGGGCCCGGTCCGTTCTGATCCGGTCCGGCTCCACACCCATGGAAATCAGCTCGGCGCGCGCTTCCTGGACCCGCTGCCCCGGCAGCACTTCCACGATTCCGGCCCGGATCGTGATTCCGCGGTTGATGGCTGCCCGGATGTGCGTCCGGGTGCGGACGTAGCTTCCCGCCCTCCCCGTGATCCTGTCGTGTTCGTCGGGGTCGTCGCTGTAGTAGCTCGTTCCGAGGGTTACCCCGTTGCGGGCGAAGACCTCCCACCACTCGTCCTTGACGTGGAACAGGTTGGAGAACACTTCAACGTTCTGGTCGAGCGACAACGCCACTTCGGTGAACTGCCGCCAGTTCGGATGAGTGGTCGGCTCGCCGCCGATGAGCTGGATCGTGCGGATACCGAGCGCCGCCGCGTCGATGATGACCGACAGCCACTCGGCGGGGGTCATCTCGCCGTGGGATGCCTGCGGGCTCGACTCGGACAGACAGTGCGTGCAACTGAGCTGACACTTTCCGGTGATCTCCAGTTCAAGGGACTGGATTCCGGCGAGCGGGCCACGGGTGGGGGGTTCAGCAAGTGTCGTCATGGGGGTATGCCTCCTGTGCTAGTGGGTTCACTGGTGCACGGTCCGGCGGGAAAGTGGCTGCTTTCCCGCCGGACACCTTCGAACTTGGTCAGCCCATCCGGCAGTCGGCCCTAGATGACGAGCAGCGCGCCGACCAGGTCCACCACGCTTTCGGCCCCGTACACGTAGTCGTCCTGACCGGCTCCGTACACGTAGTCGTCCTCCCCGGCCCCGTACACGTAGTCGTCCTCCCCGGCTCCGTACACGTAGTCGTCCTCCCCGGCTCCGTACACGTAGTCGGACGGCGAACCCTCGGGCTGCTTGACGCTCTCAGTCGTGGTGGGGTCGGCGGTGTCGCTCTCGACAACGTCGGGCTGGTCGGTCTCGGGCGGTGCAGTTGCGGGCATGTGTGCCCCCCTCGTTCTTGGTGTGATCCGGGCCCGAATGGACTCGGAGGGTGCCCGTCCGTCCGTCACTCCGGATCGGGCGACCGTCCAGACCGGTGAGCTTCGGCCATGGACGGAAGATCAGAGTGGGTCGCCGATTGCCCGCGTTGTCCGGACGGGCCATCCCGCGAGGGTGACGCACAGTCCAACGGCGGGGTCGGTCACGGTGAGCAGCACAGCGTGTCCGGATTCCAGGGCGCGTATGGCGTAGTCCTGACGCCCGGTGTCGTCAGCCCATGCCCGGAGTGCTTCGGGGGCATCCGAGCTGTGGAAGTTGACCGGGTGGACGCCCCTCGGGAAGGGCAGAGCACCCGGGACCGCAACGGTTCCGTGCCCGTTCGCCAGTTGCAGCGCTTGTCTGCGGAGCCACCGGAGTGCAAGCCGCCGATTCGGCACTTTGACCCCGCCGAGCGAGGACACGCGGCGTCCGTCAGTCACGGTCACATGCGCGGCGTACGGCGAATCGGTCATGCCGATTGCCCGTCGTCGTGAACCCAGGCGCGCAGCACCTCAGCCACCCACTCAACCTCGTCCACCATCGCCGCACGCTGCGCCATCCGGTCACTGATAGCGGTGTCCAGCTTGGCGAGGAACAGGGCCCGGTAGGCGGGGTCCACCTCGATGCGTTGCAGCTCGGCGAACGGCTCGGCAGGCTCGGGCCGGCGAGGGGCGAGCGCCGACAGGAGGGAGGGGAAGCGGAGCCGCAACCGGACTTCCGCAGCGTTTACCGCGAGGGTGGCCCGAGCCCGTAACCGTGTGGGGCTCACAACAGTGCCCCCCAGCTTCGGGCGTTCGCGCGCGCGGTCTTGGCGTGCAGCCGCTCCATGGGGTCTGCGGGGCGTACGCGCTCGGGCTCGGCCTCCCACTCGGCCCCGCCGCCCACGGGCCGCAGCGACCAGTACGGGCCGGCGACCCCACGGAACTCGCCCACACGGTCGGCGCGGCTGGTGTCCACCATGAGCGTGCCGATTTCCGGCAGCACGGGGGTCACTGTGTGCCCCCGTTTTTGGGTGCACGCTTCCTCGGCATCTGCGCGGAACGGCGCGCGGATGCCTGGTACGGGTAGGGGGCGGTGGGCCACAGACCGGCGGACGCGTCCAAGAGCGCGCGTCGGCGTGCACGATCGGCGGGGCTTCGTCGGGGGGTCATGGCATGACGCTAGGACCGCCCTGGCGATGCTGTCTGTGGCACTTCCACTACTCGTAGTGCGGAAGTGCCCTTCCTACAGGGTCAGTTGCAGAGTATCGGCCATGTGGCGCATTTCAGGTGTGAGGGTGCGTCGCCCCTCGATGATGGTACGGAGGGTGTCCCGAGCGGGCGTTTGGTTCGGAAACCACTCAGGGGAACCGGCCTGGACTTCGCTCAACTTGCCGAACGACTCTGTGTACTGGCCGAGCCGTGCGTGCGCGTTGGCAACGTCTAGTGCGTGCCTGCTTCGCACACTGATTGAAGGGCGCACCGAGTAGAGCGGCATGTGTTCCGCTAGGCGCAGCGCCTTGTCCGGCTGGTCCTTGACCAAGGCGTCTTCTACGGTCAACATCCGGACGGTTGTCGGGCCGAACGTGCGTACGTTCTCGTGTTCCGGCCGCACCTCACGCCCGATGGCTGTTGCGGCGCTTCGGGCAAGTTTGAGCATGTCGGCCGCAACACCGGTTTGATTGTTTCGTGCCGCAGCGCCTGACGCTCGCAGCAACAGCAGACCCCATGCGGACAGCTCTGCCGCAGTGGCGCGGCTCATGCGTGGCTCTACGTCGTCAGCCCACTGTGTTGCGAGCGTCAGCGCTTCGGTTAGTCGACCCTGCCGGATCAGCAACCATGCAAGCGTGTTGACACTCGCGGACGCGTCCATGCGGTCACGCGCGTCTGCCAGAGCACGACGTACCACCAGTTCCGCCACGTCGAACTGTCGCGTGTGCGTAAGCGCACCGGCAGCGAGCTGCAACACCCGTACCCGGACGCCGCGTCCGTCGTCGCCCAACGTGTCAGCGTCGCGCAGTAGCAGGGGCAGAACCGCCGCTAGCTCGGCGAAGTGGTGTTCTCGGTACAGCGGGACGGATGCCGCTAGAACGTCTGCTACCCCACTAGGCGTAGCGGGGTCATCGATGTTGGTAGCGGGCGGACGCACCAGTTCCGCCCGAGTTGCTGCCCACAGTTCGCGCGTCTCCTCGCGGGCCCCGTCCTCCTTGGGCTTCTCCACCAAATCCATGGTCCTGAGCCGCAACGGCTTTGCGAGCGCGTGCAACGTCTCCATGCGCGCCCCGGAGCGCTCCCCTTGTTCCAGCTTCCGAATTGTGGAGAGCGAAACCCCGGACTCCTTGGCCAACTCTCGCTGAGTGAGCCCGCTTAGCTTGCGGGCCTGCTTGACTTTCTTCCCCGCATCAGTCATAGAGCCAGGGTACGACCACACCGCCCGTTACGTGCCGTGGCGCGAAAACGGAAAAGCCCCGCCACACCCCCAGTCGGGAGCATGGCGGGGCATGTGGTCACGCTGCTTGGCTGTACGTCGCCGAGCGGGCGGGGGCGACACCGGGGAGACCGGGGAGACCGGCGGGCGGTGCCTGGTCGGGGTGCCGGTCTGTGAGGTAGACGCCCCATCCTTGGACAAGGCGCGTCGCGGTGTGCATGGGGTGGACGGATACGCCATAGCGCTCCGTGATTCCGGCCCGGCGGAGAACCCGCGCCATACGGAAGGCACGCCTGTACGCGTCGGCCTGGTTCGGAGCGGTGTCGACGACGCTCCGGGACTCGTTGGCGCTCACGCGACCAGCTCCAGCCGGCCACGCTCGGGGACGTGCAGCCCGTAGGCGCATCCGGTTACGGGCTCATCCCACTGCACCCAGAGTCCGCACGGCTCGCGCACCCATTCCACGGAGCCCATCAGGGCGCCGGAGCGGGGCTCTCGGGCCAGCAGCCGGAACCCCTTGAGCGCTTCCCATCCGCGGAGCAGCCGAGCCACTACGCCCCCCTGCGTCACCAGGACCCGCGAAAGGTCCCCGCATGACTTGATCATGTCTTCCCCCAGTACGTCCGGCAGGCTTCCGCATGGTTCCCATACGCCGTTGCTGCCGGAAATTTCTACCTTGGTCTGTACCTCGTATCCATCGCTGTGCGTGACCATGCGCAAAGATTAGTACAAAGTTTCGGATACCGGAAGGTCTTATTTCACTTGGTCCGCTCCCACGCGACCGGCAACGGCCCGACCGCCAATCGCCACCCCCTAGACGATCTCACCTGCGAAAAGGTTGTACGGGCACCCAACGCGGCTTGAGTCCTTAAACCGACCGCTCACCCCGATTAAGCCCCACCCGATGCAGCCGACCCCAAGGTAATTACTAGGAGTGATCGCAAGGCGTGTTCATGTCGAGAGTTGAACTATCAGCGAGAGCAAACAGTGCGGCGCAAGCCCTTACGCCCAACTCCGTTCACACGTGGGCGACTTAGCCGTATATCCGGCCAGCAGCCGGACAGCTTCGCCGGCTCGGCGGGTCACGGTTGCGACGGTCCGCCCCTCGGAGTCCCGGACGTGGATGTCCACCAGGGGGCCGCATCGCGTGATCTCGACAGTCCCGCCGTCGCGGGTGGGCAGCGTGATCATGCCTGCCCCTCCTCGCGGTCAACTGCCCGGTAGTCCGCGCCACGATTCACGTACCAAGCGGCCCGGATGAGCCTTTCGGACGAGTCCGCGAACAGCCCGATGCCCTGGTTGCACGCGCGGCAGAGCACGCCACGTACAGCACCAGTCGCATGACAGTGATCAATCGCGTGCGCCCCACCCGATACCCGCGGAGGGGCACCGCAGATGTCACAGCATCGGAAACGGAGTTCCAGCCCCACGGAGTCCGCAAGGCCGTATTGCGAACTGCGGCCCCACTTCCGACCGGCTTTGTACATGCACTCGCGGCATCGACTCTGGAGCCCGTCGGCGGCGGAACTCCGGCGCGCGAAGTCCCCAGCACCCCTAGACCGCCCGCACGCCTTGCACTGCTTCATCATGCGCGTGCACCAGCTCGGTACAGCTCGGAGAAACGATTCTTCCCCTTCACCCGCGCTTGCTTGACCTGGTACGGGGTCGCGCCCATGTCGTCTGCCAACACCGCATCGGGCTGGTCGCCGTAGTACCCAACGGGGGCAATACCGTGGTCGGCCTTGAGTACGTGGCGCTGCCGGTCGCTCAACAGTCCTAGAGCGCGGTGGACTTGATCGCGGACCACGCGGCGGCGGTGGCTTGCGATATCGGCGGAGTCCACCAGGTCCGCAGGAACGCCCATTTCCTGAGCGATCACGTCCCCGAGAGTGAAGCTCTCGCCGTGGCGACCGTGATTGACGGGCCGGTCCAGCGAGTCAAGACCGAGCCAGGAAAGGCGAGCCGCGCGGGCAAGGTCCGGGGTCAGCTTGTCCGTTCCCATTTCTTCGGACGCTGCTATCTTCTCTGCGTCGTACGGGTCGCCGGCTGCCTGGCATAGTGCCGCTTCAAAGCGCTTCGCGGTGTAGACGCTGACCCCGGGGCGGGTCGCTTCGCGGCGGGCGTCCGCCATGGCCCGACTGATTCCCCGGTCAATGTGCGCCATGAATTGCGCAGGGTCGTCCCCGCCGAAGTCGCCGAGGGCTTCCCAAACGGCTATTCGCCCCACCTGCGCGAGGTCTTCCACCAGGTCCGTATCTATGTGTCCGGCGGTGGTGGCGAACCTGCGGGCTCGGGCCTTTACGAGTTCTTCCGTCTCGCGGATTACCGACGACACCGCGTCCAGGTCGTTGCGCTTGGCGTCGGCGATTTGGGCATGCGTGAGCTGAGTCAAGGGGCACCGTTCCGAGTGGGATTTGTTGGCCCCTGTAGGGACCGAGGGTTTCCCGGAACGGCGAGGACGAGCCCATGACGGAACTCGAAATCACTTAGACAATGCGCATGAATAAGGGCACAGAAATGCCCCGTCCCGGATTAGCAGGACGGGGCTTGCGCATTGCCTTAATCGCTGCGTGGCAATGAATCTAGGGATATGCCAATGGCAAGGCGATGCGCATAGAAGGGGCTAACTTGGGCAAGACGGGGCTAACCGCATGGATTGGCGCATCAGCCGCAACCTTCGGCGACGCATGGTCAACTTGTTACCTAAAGCCGTCGCGGAGAGTGTCATTTTGTGAAGAGATCATGAAAGTCGTGCTCTCCTCGTAATCCAACGGGATGCAACTAAGCGGGAAACAGACGCGTCACCCGTCGGTTTTTCGGTCACCCTGAGTTGCCGAAATCAAGTGGCTGACTAGTAGTCAGCGCCGTACAGGGAGCCCCACGACCGTCCGCCGATCTCTGCTTCCGCCTCGATGGGCACCCCGTAGAGCGTCCACGTCATGCAGCGTTTGAACTCGCGGGCGATCTCCTCGGCCTCCTTGACGGGTGCCGATGCCAACAGCTCGTCATGAATAGGCAAGCGGCAGTATTCGAGCAGACCGGCCGACTCGACATTCAGCATTGCTTGTCCAAGCACGTCACGGGCGACCGACTGACAGGCGTAATTGACCACGGCGTAACTGCGGTCCCGGTCGAGTGGCAACCGGCGCCCCGTCGCCGAGACAAACACCATGCCGTTCTGGAATGCCTCACGTTGCCACCGAGAGGACGCACGTTTGATCTCCGGAAAGGCTCGGTCATACGCGGCCACCGCTTGCGCAATCTCTGCTTCGGTGGCCCCGGTCTGCCGCGAAATCGTCCGGATTCCGCCGCCATAGATCTTTCCGAATCCCGCACCCTTATAGACCTTGCGGTCTTTCGGGGTCGCTGCGTCGCCCTTGATCAGGCGAGCGGTATAGGCGTGAATGTCGAACTTCTCGCCACCGCTTAGGAATCCCGCTTTCATCCTGCGGACATTGGCGAGGGCAGCCAACACCCTCATTTCGATTGCCTGAAAGTCGGTGCTGATCATGACGTGTCCGGGCTCGGCAAGGATCGCGCGCCGGATGACGTGGTCAGATGACGGGAGCTGGTGCAGCCCGTCCGTCACCGACATACGTCCCGTGCGCGCCGCGAGTGGCGATATCACCGCGTGCAGCCGTCCCGCCGCATCGAGCTTGGTCATGAACCGCTCGGCGTACGACGTGCCCCACTTGTTCGCCCTCTTGGCCCGGAGTACCGCGTACGCCAACGGGTTTGGCTCCCGGGCCCCGATGCGCTGCCAGTCCCGGTCAAGGTCCGCGAGAGGCAACAAGACTTGCTTGTCCACCTTGAGCGCGCCCGAGTCGGTCCGCTCGGTCAGCGTCTCTCCCATGCCCGCGAGGGCTTCCGCCACCTGAGCGGGGCTGCCGACCGACAGCACCCCGTACCGGGCAGCAACGGCCCCGTACTTCTCCGCTTCCTCGGCGAGCCGGCGGGCGAGCGGGGCCGCGTAGTCCTGGTCCACCAGCAGCCCCCGGCGCTGCATGACCGCGCAGAGTCGGGCTAGCTCGTGCTCGTACGTGACGAGCTGGTCACGCACGCCGAGCCGAGCGAGTTCCCGCCGCAGCACGGGGGCGAGCCGCGCCGTCAAAATCACGTCGAGACCGGCATAGAGCAAATACGTCGGATGCGTGAGCGGAATTCCCGCCCACCCTGTCTCTTTGGTGAATCCGAGCGAGTTAAAGACCTTTGTAAGCCCGCCCTGAGTGTCCGGGGCCGCCGGGTCCACCCACTTCGCCGATAGAGGCTTGAGCGCCGTTCCTGCCCCGCCCTCGGACGGTTGCCGAGGATCGATAAGGGCCGCGAGGATGCGGGCATCTGTGGTCCACGGCGTCAGGTCTTCCATGGGTATTCCGGCGCACTGCCCGAGGACGAGCCAGTCATAGGACGCGTTGTGGATCAGGATTTCCCGGCAGCGCAGCAGCGCGTCACGTGCGTACGACTCGTGATATCCGCCCCGCTCGTACAGGATCACCCAAGCGTCGTGCGCGTCCCCGAATTGCACCGTGCGGAGCCGAAACGACGGGCTGAATATCTCAAGGCCCGTGGTTTCTGTGTCAACGGCGATAGGGCCCCGCGCCCGTGCCCGGTAGAGCCACTTCCAGAACTGGCCTAGATCCTCGGTCGTCTCGGGCACGTGCACGGTGACTGTCTCGCCGGCTATCTCGTGCCGTAGTTCGATCATGCTTCCCCCGAAAGCAAAAAAGGGGGCCGTCCACCTGGTCAAGGTGAACGGCCCCGCGTGTGGTTGGGCTAGTTGCCGAAGATCCCCGGGCCGGTCTGTTCGGGGCTCTCGTCGGCGAGGCGCAGACCGCCGAGGGAAATTCCCTTCTTGGTGCGCTTCTTGGTGGCTCCGCGCTCCTCCATAGCGGAATAGAAAGCCTGCCGAGTCCACCGCTCCCGTCCGGGAAGGTTCTCGGCCTCACACCATTCGAGATAGACGTTAAAAACGTCGTTCCCGCTCATGGTCACGGAGTCGTCTGCCCATTCCAGGACACCCGGCAGGAAGCCCGCGAGCGGGTCCGAGGTCTCTCGGTACTCCTGTGATGCTCCCGTGATGACCTGCGGGTCTCGTAGTCCACCCCGGTACCACGCGACCGCACCGCGGACCGCCCATGCGGCGATTCCCTCGGCCTCGGCGAGCAACTTGGTATCCAGCGCGGGGTCACGTTCGTTGGGCGCAAACCAGCGCGTGAAAGGCAGCAGCTTGACCCGTCGCCAAAGCCCCTCATCCTGCGACTTGAACTTGGGCTTATGGTTCGTAGCCAACAGCAGCAGGAAGGAGGGCCGGAACTCGAAGAATTCCTGACGCAGGAACCTAGCGCTAATCATGTCCTTACCGGTGACCCTCTTAAGGATGGATTCCGACATGGGCTTGCCGCTCTCGCCCTCGGACGCCATGACGAGCCGGGCGCCGCGGAGCGCAGCGATGTCGTTAGGGATACCGCCGCTCTTGCGTTCCTCGAACGTGCTGAACGGAGTCGTCCGGGAAATGGCCCGGAAAACAGAAGTCAGGGTGTCCACCAGAACGCTTTTACCGTTGGCTCCCTTGCCCCAAAGAACGGAAAATGCCTGTTCCGTGGTGTGGCCGGTGATTCCGTAGCCGACCATGCGTTGAATATAGGTGGGCATGTCAGGCATCCCGGGAAAGATTTCCTCTAGGAACGTCTCCCACCGTGGGCATTGAGCGTTGGGGTTGTAGTCGATATCGAGCGCGTACGTCAGTAGGTCGGCCTGGTCGTGCGGGCGCAAAAGCCCCGTGCGGAGATCGACCGTGCCGTTGCGAAAGTTCAACAGGTCGGGGCGGTCGTCAAAGTCGGTCGCACCGATACTCACATTGGGAACGGAACACAACTCGGTCAGCAGCGCGTCAATGCGGGAAGTCATCGTAAATCCGCGTGCCAACTGATTCTGACCCGCGAGCACCAGGGCGGCCCCCATGCGGTGGATTTCCTGCCGGACCCGCATGTCACTGCGCACCCATACCGAGCCGTTCCACGTGTAGAAACCGAGACCCGCCGCGTACCGGATGGTGCCGTTGTTGAACGCCACCAACGCGTGTGCGTTCATCGCGTCCGATTCGCCGTACTGGCCCACCAGGTCCGACAGGATGCGCGCGGCCTCGCTGCCCTGGTCCCGGGACACCGAGTCGGCACCGGTCCGGGTCGCCAACTCCGTTGCTCGGGCCTTCTCTTGAACCTCGGCCGTTTTCCTCGCGGGTCGCGCCGACTTGACCGCACGGTGCAGCTCGGCGGGGAACTTGGCGGGGTCGCGTGCACGCCAGTCGGTCAGGTCGTCGCCCTGGTGCGGGATGTCGAGCACGTACGCGGTGACCCCGAGGGCGTTCAGCCCCTCGGCGAGGCGAGCCGAAAACCCGTTGCCCGACGTGTCGTTGTCCCCGCAGATGACGACGAGCTGTCCGCGCAGACCCTCGGCAAGTTCGGCAACCAGCTCGGGCGAGCCGGCGAGCGAGGCACCGCGAACCACCACCGCGTCATAGCCCACCGCAACGGCAGTGAGACCGTCCCCCGGGCCCTCGGTCACAAGGACCGTGCCGTAACCGCCCTGACCCCGCATGACCCCGTACGGAGCCCACCGGTACCCGCGAGGGTTGACCAGGGACACCCACCGTGCCGGACAGTCGCCGGTCAGATCACGCCCCTGCAACCCCCTGGTCGTTCCGTCGAACCCCAGCAGGGGGACGGTCAGCCTCGCGTAAGCGCGGTAGCCGCGAGACAGGTAGGGGAAGTCCCCGCCCTGGTGCCCGTCGTCCACGCCGAGACCGAGTTCCGCGGCCGTGTCCAGGTCGAGCCCGAACCGGTCGGCAAGGTAGGCACGGGCACGCTCGGGCCACTCGTCGGCGAAGTTTCCGAGGGCAAGCGAGCACCGGTCCGCGTATGCGGCGAGTGCGGCAGTCTGCGCGACGGGGACCAGCTCGGGGCGCCCGGCCGGAACCGTTGCCCCCGGGCCGGTCGCCTGGAACAGGTCCCCCCACCCGAGCCCCACGGCACGGATGACGTCTGCGGTGTCACACGCTGCCCTACAGGTAAGACGGACCTTGTCGTCAGCGCCCCGCCATATTCGGAGCGACGGACGCGAATCGGAGTGTGCGGGGCACAGGGCGGAGTAGCCCCCGTCCGCCTCGCTGGACACCCCCTCGAACCGCCCCAGCAGTTCAGCGAACAGCACGGGCAGCCACCCCCGCCCGCAGATCGGACAGCAGCGCGGCGAACCGTTCAACGTCGGTCGTCAGGTACCAGCGGCCGGAGTCGAGCCCGCGCACGGTGGTCGTGAACCCGTACCGCTCGAACATGGTGCGCGAGGACAGCCCGAGGGCTGTACGTGTCCGTGTCCACGTACGTACGTCAAAGTGCACGCGCCCCGAGCGCACGCCGAGCCCGCGCACCTTGTGCACCACGACCCCGTACGGGAACCCTGCGTGCACCGATTCGGCGCGTGCCTGCCGCAGCCACGTCGGTACTGCGGGGCTCCGTACGTCCTTGCATTCCAGGATGAACGGCGCGGCGTGCACGTCGCCGATATCCCGCGAGCCCTCCTGTGCGGGTCGGCGGACGTTCATTCCGTCGAACGGGTCACGGAAAACCCCGTTGTCGTCCACCAGGTCCAGATAGGCATTAAGAAAATTCCGGACCACGGATTCCCAAGCGGTCCCGCGTGCCTTGTTCGGGTTAGCCATGGTCGGCCCCCTGGTGGATGACGCAGCCCCGGCTCATCGCGTGTGCGGCGGCATCGAGGTATCGGGGCCAGTCAGGGCGCTTCCGCCACCCTCCGCACAAATAGAGTTCGTCCCCCGCCGAGAGTTCGCGCACGTCCCCAAGCGGGGGTGCGTGGTCGGCAGCTATCTCGTGAATCATTCGTCCCCCCATGCAAAAGGGCCGACCACACCCGGTGGGTACAGTCGGCCCCTTCTGTGTCGTGCGTATTACTGGTCGCGCTCGCCCGTCGCATCCGGGACAATCAGCCGGACATGTTCGGCGGAAATCCACTCACGCCGAAGCGACCGGCGCTTGGTGAATCCCGACTCCACCCCGGTCGGCCGGATACGCAGCATCGGCCGTAGGCGACCGTCCACCAGTCGGGCGGTCACCTTGTCGACGATGGCGTCAGCCATTCGCACACGGTTTGCCTGACGCGCCGCGTACGCAATCAGGTCCCCCTTGTAAAGCTCCTCGCCGCCGTAGTCGGTGACGACACCACGCTTACTCATAAGTCCCCCATGTGGTCAGCAGATGTGAATACGCGGCGTGCGCCTGTTGCGGAACCACGCCGTTTCCGATGAGTTGAAGCTGTTCCGTGCGGGTCAATCCCGAGATATCCATAACCCATCCCGGGGGAAGCCCCATCATCCATTCGGCGAGGGCGACGTTAAGACGCTGCCCGCCGCGCGGATTGGGTTCTACCGGGCACGGTGCGGGGCGGGTTAGGCGCTCCCATCGGCGGATAGCGGGGAGGTATTCGCCCCACCAGTCGGCGGGAGAGAACTCGTCACCGGTAGGCGTGTCGCCACCCCGGGGAGAAAGAAGAACCCGTGTGTGTTCTTGCGGTTCACCGAATTCGGGGTGTCCGAGCTTTTCGGGGTCGGAAGAACTTTCGCCACCGCGTCCAGGGATGCCCCGGACTGTCGGCCGTTCCCCGCTTTCCCGCCTCGCCGGCCGTGCCCGTTCGGGCTCAATCCCGTATCCGGAGTCGGCAGCAGGCGCAGCGACACAGAACCAGCGGTCTCTATGGTGCGGGGCACCCACCGCCGAAGCACGTACGCAAAGCCAGCGCGCGTCATACCCCATCGCGGCCATTGCCCCGAGTAGGTCATCCATTCCCCGGGTTCGGATGGCTGCCACATTTTCCAGGAAGGCGAGTCGTGGTCGAATGACGCGAACGGCTTCGGCAACATGCTTCCAGACTCCCGAACGCTTCCCATGAATTCCGGCTCCTCGCCCCGCCGCGCTTATGTCCTGACAGGGGAATCCGGCGGTGACGATATCGACATACCCGGCCACCGACCCCCAATCAGCCTTGCTGATATCGCCTAGATTTGGCACGGGATAGCGCTCTGATAGGACCGTGGCCGCTGCGGAAGCGTTGTCGGCGACGTACGCCACACGCTCACCCGTCAGGGCTTCCACGGCCATTCCGAGCCCGCCATAGCCCGCACACAGTTCAAGAATGGGCATCAGGCACCGGCCGTCAGCAAGTGCCGATAAGCGGTAAACGCCTGCGCGGGAAGGACACCGTTTCCGATGGCCTTAAGGTGGTCGCGCCTGTTGAGTCCCGGTATTGCGGTGACCCACCCGCGCGGCAATCCCATTAGCCATTCGGCAAAGGGTGCAGTGACGCGGATTCCTCCGCGTGGCCCTATTTCGGTGGGCGCCGGGGCTGGATAGCCCGTTAGGAATTCCCAGCGTCGAATTACGGGGAGGTAGTCGCCCCACCATGCGGCAGGTGAATTACCACTGTCCGCAGATTCATTCCACCGGTTCGCTTCGGAGAGTTCCCGGGTCCGCCCGTCGCGTCGGATGCCGTCGGAGTAGGGAAGTAGAAAACAAACTTCGTCGGCGAGAGTGGCAGCGTGAGGCTGTTTTGGCGGGGGGGCGGGGGCGGCGGGGGGGGGGGGGGGGGCGGGGGGGGGGGGGGGGGGGGGGGGGGGGGGGGGGGGGGGGGGGGGGGGGGGGTCGGGCGGCGGGG